GATTACTACACGCAGAACCGGGCAAAAGATAACGCTGATATGGACGCGGTAAAAATGTGCTGCTGTGCACTTGTGGACAAGTATCAGCTGATCGAAGCCGCGCAGCAGCTTGCCGCCACCAAACTGACGAACGCGGCGACCGGCGATGACGTGAAAAGCGAAACGGTAGGCGGGTACTCCCGGACGCTGGCCAGCGGCGGAGAAGCTGCCGCATCCGCACTAAGCGCTACGGACGGTGCGAAAAAACTGCTGGCGGCGACCTGTAACGAGTATCTGGCGCATACCGGGCTTTTGTATCGGGGAGGGGGGTGCTGTGGTTGTACGCGCCCCACACTATAACGGTATACAACGCCGTGCAGGAGACTGACCCGGCGACTTTTGAGGAAATCACAAAGCTGTATGTGACCATCCTGCGCGGGGTTATGCTGCAAGCCAGTAAGGCGGTCAACGTCCGAGAAAGCGGACTTGAGAGCGCGGACGCAGTAAACCTGTACATTCCGTTTTCCGTGGAAGCGGTGGACGGCACGACAGGCAAGGCCAAAACTTACGCGCCCCCGCAGGCGTTTCTTGCGGCGGCGGACAAGTCCGGGCTGTGGACGCTGTCTGTGAACGGTAATGGCGGGCTGACGTTCTTTGTGAAAGGCGAGTTTGTCACAGACAAAGAGGACGTGGCTATGGCACAGGACGGCTGCTACAACGTGACAAAAGTGGACGAGAAAGATTTTGGCAGCGTGGACATGAGACACTGGGAAGTCGGAGGGGCATGAGATGTCGCTCAAGTTCTCTGTTGACGTGTCTGGCATGGACGAGGTAAAGCGGCAGCTTGCAAGGGCCTGTGGCCGCGCTGAAAGCGTTTTAGCGCAACAGGTGATGAAAGATACCACCCCCTTTGTGCCTGCGCTTACAGGCTCTCTGACGCAGAGAACGCGGGTGGTAGGCAATGAGGTCATTTACCCAGGTCCATACGCCCGGTTTCTGTACTACGGTAAGGTGATGGTAGACCCGGCAACCGGCAGCACATACGCCCCAAAGGGCGGGCACAAGGTGACAACAGACCGAAATCTTGTATTTAACACAACAATGCACCCGCAGGCACAGGCACATTGGTTTGACGCTTCCAAAGCGCAGAACATGGAGAAGTGGGTGCGGGTGGCAGATAAGGCGGTGAAGAAATTTGGAAAAGATTAAAAAGGCCGTGTCGGCGGCGGAAGAGGATCAGGTATCGCGCAAGCTGCTTGTGTGGCTGAACACATACCCGGAGCTGCCAGTCGACCTTATCCGCTTTGAGTTTCTTCCCGCCGACACATCCGCTATGGCGATGTCGACCATTCAGGCGGCTTACATCGTGCGGAAGTATATCACCGGCGGTTATGTGGCGGAGTATCAGTTCAAGATAATCTACCGCGTGAAGCCGGGGAACAGCAACGACAAACGGCTCAAGGCTGACGAACTGTTGAACGCTATCGGGGATTGGGCAAATGGTCAGAAGCCCGACATTGGCGATGACAAGCGCGTTATCAGCATGGAGCCAACCACGCGATCTTCCCTGTTTGCCATGTATGAAAACGGGGACGAAGATCACCAAATCCTTATGAAACTGAATTACGAGGTGAATGTATAATGGCAGATTTGGAATTCAACACCACGGCGGGCCAGACCATTGACCGCGAACTGCTTATTGCGTACCTGAACACCAGCACCGCATCCGCCCCTGTGTGGAGCGCTATCGGTAAGCGCGTTGAGGACAGCAGCGAGGAGATGGACTGGAGCACCGACACCAAGCAGGACATTCTGGGCCACACCTTTACGACCATGAAGAAGCCCACCATCACGCAGACCTTTGATCCCATCCCACTGGATGCCGGTGACGCTGCGGCGGTGAAGATGTGGAACCTGGCCGTCAAAGACCAGGATGCACAGGCGCTGGCAAATCAGGACATGATGATCGGCCACTTCTACGCCACCAGCGGCGAGGCGATGTTTGCGGAGCGCTACGACGCTTGCGCTATTGCCATCACCGGCATCGGCGGCGAGGGCGGCGGCACTCTGAATATCACCAGCGAGATCACCTACGGCGGCACCCGCACTGTGGGCACTGTGAAGAAGGGCAGCGGCGGCGCTATTGAGTTTACTGCGGCCTAAATAAAGGGGCGGGCAACCGCCCCTGTTTTGGAGGGAACACATGAAGGAATTGACAATCACCACCGGCGTACAGGAATACCACCTGAATGACAAATGCACGGTGTATTTTAATCCCAGCGATCCGGCGTTTGCTGACAAGCTTTACACAGCGTTTGACGCGCTGAAAAAGAAGCAGGATGCGCGGGACGATAACGTAGAAAAAATGAGCGCCCGCGAAATGTTTGACTGGCTCCGAAATATGGACGCCGAAATGCGCGAGACCATTGACGGGGTGTTTGAGCAACCGGTGTGTGAAGCACTGTTTGGCAATGTCAGCGTGTATGCCATCGCAGACGGTGCGCCGTTGTGGATGAACCTTATGGTTGCCATCATGGACGAGCTGGACGAGGGAATTAAGCGTGAAAAGGCGTTTCACAGCGAGAAGCTTGCAAAGTATACGGCCAAGTACCACAGATGATGTACGACCTTCCGACGAGCCTTGAGGTGTGTGGAACGGAATACCCAATAGAAACGGACTTTCGCGTGATACTGGACATATTCTCGGTGCTGTCTGCTGTTGAACTAACGAGCGAAGAAAAGTGCATCGGCGTGTTGGGAATGTTTTACCCCGGTTTTTTCACTATGCCTTGGGAGCATATGGAAGAAGCGATAAAACAGTGCTTTTGGTTTATCAACGGAGGGAATGAAGAAGCGCAAAAAAAATCAACCAAGTTGATGGATTGGGAACAGGACTTCCGCCTGCTTGTCGCTCCAATCAACCGCATAGCGGGGCAAGAGGTTCGGGCGCTGCCGTATCTACATTGGTGGACGTTTCTTTCGTACTACGGGGAAATCGGGGATTGCTACTTCGCGCAGATCGTGCGTATACGCGATCTGAAAGCAAAAGGCAAGCTAAAAGACAAAACCGACAGGGAGTTTTACCGCAGAAACCGCGACGCTATCGACATCAAGCGGCGGTACTCGGAAACTGAGGAAGAAATCATTAAGGGCTGGACGTAAAAAAGCCGCCCCGGAGGGCGGCTGCGCGAATGTCAGTGATTTGCAATAAATGTAATGTCGTTGCCAGACCAAAAATCAGGTGTAAACCTGATTTCGAGTGTTTTCCAATCGGCGGGAACTTCGTAACCTATTACGCCGGACATCTTTTTCCCTGATGCAACGGTGCCGTCCAGCTGACCTTTATCTGCGGCCAACGTTCCGGTCATGCTCATGTTTGTGGAGTAGTCATCGACATACGCTTCAAAAGACATTATAGAGCTTATGGAAATATCTTTGCTGGATTTGTTTTCAATGGAAAATTCGCAAAATAGAAACACGTTGCCGCTGTCTGGTGTGTAAAAACCTTCTCCGCTTGATTGGGTGCAAGACACAAATGTGACTTCAATGTCTTTAAGGGAGACAACGTCACCAACTGCAAATTCTGTTTTCTGCGGAGCAGTTGATCCGTTTCCGCCTTTTGCGTCTGTATCCCCCACCTTTTCTGGAGAATTCCCGCCAAGCGCAGTGCCAATAATGCCGATAGCAATAAACACAGCTATAACGATCAGCACGACCGGCTTTTTCTGTTTGGCTCCACAAGCGGGACATACTTTCGCGGATTTTGCAATATCTGCGCCACAGGTCTTACACTTAGTCATTTTATCCATTTTCTTCCACCCTCCAAGAAATTTTTTGTGGTTTGTTTATAATACCACACAAATACCATAAAAGCAAGTAGGTGATTGTATGGCAAACGCGGACGGTTCCGTTATCATCAAGGCCGATATTGACGATAAGCAGGCGCAGAAAGAACTCAATGCGCTGGAAAAGAAAATAGAAGCGCTGCAGGAAAAGCTCACCAACAAGAAATCCGCGCGAGATACTTTGTTTAATCAGGCCAACAATTTGGGCGCACAGCTTGACGAAGCAAAGGCAAAACTGGCGCAGATGAAGGGCGGCGGCGAGTTCTTTACCAGCGACGCTATCAAACAGCAGGAGGCCGCTGTAGCGTCTATGGAAAAAGAATGGAACGCCATGAATGACAAACTGGACAAGCAGAACGCCGCTATCCGCGAGGGCGAATCGGAGCTTGACAGAATGAAAGCAAAGGCTGGTGAGTTAGGTAAGCAGCTTGGCAATACCGGCAAGAACGCAGGAAAGATACAAGAAGGTTTAGACAAAGCATCCCAGGGCATGGAGGCATTCACAAAGCGCGTAAAAATGCTGGCAAAGCGGGCGCTGGTGTTTACCATCATTGCCCGTGCGTTGGCGGCCCTCCGGGATTGGCTGGCGGACGTGGTGGCCGTAAACGGCGAAGCACGGGACGCTATTGCGCAGCTCAAGGGTGCGCTACTGACGCTGGCACAGCCGCTTGTGCAGATCATCATCCCGGCGTTTACTGCGCTGGTTAAGGTACTGGCTACGGTGGTTTCGTTTATTGCGAATATTGTATCCGCCCTATTTGGAACAACGGCAAAAGAAAGCGCCAATGCGGCAAAGTCCCTGAACGACCAGAAGAACGCATATAAAGGCGTTGGCGGAGCGGCAAAGTCTGCAAGTAAACAGCTTGCGTCGTTTGATGAGATCAATAAGTTAAGCGGTGAAAGCGGCGGCGGGTCCGGTATTATTCTACCTGATTTCAGCACGGCGGCAAATTTCGCATTTCTTGATAAAATCGCGGACAAGCTCAAGAAGATCGGGCAAAACATTGTAAACCTGTTTAAGGATGTCACCGGGTTTATCGGCAACGTATTCTCCGGTGATTGGGGCGCGGCGCTGGACAACATCATCAACTTTGTAAACCACGCCCGTATTTTGCTGGCCGATTTGCTGGACTTTGTGGGGTATATCTTTGGAGCGATCATAGACACCATCATAGAAAAGTGCGGTCTTGCCGGTACTCCGGTAGGAGATATGTTGACTGGTATTAAGGACATTGTGCAGGGAGCGTTGGGCCTTATTTCCGGCATTCTTACGTTTGACTTGGAGAAAATGAAACAGTCGGTTATCCAAATGCTTACCGGCGTAAAGACATTTGTGCTGGGCATTTTTGACTGGTTCAAACTGGGGCTGACAAGTTTGCTTGACTGGCTTGACGAAAGCACAAACGGTAGGTTCCATGAATTGATAGAGCTGGCGAAAACTTACGTCAATGACGTAGTCGAGGGCATGAAACAGATTTTCAGTGGCCTTATTGAATTCCTGACCGGCGTGTTTACGCTGGACTGGAAAAAAGCGTGGGAAGGTGTCAAAGAAATTTTCCGGGGCATCTGGAATACCATCGTAGGTGTCTTTGAGGCGGCTGTAAACCTCATCATCAAGGGTATCAACTGGCTTATTGACCAGCTGAACAAGATACACTTTGAGATACCGGATTGGGTGCCGGGTATCGGCGGTAAATCTTTCGGCATCAATATTTCCCATGTAAACGAGCTTAAAATCCCGCGTTTGGCACAGGGCGCGGTCATTCCTCCGAACCGGGAGTTTATGGCAGTGCTGGGTGATCAGAAGTCCGGAACGAACATTGAGACACCGCTGGCTACGATGGTGCAGGCGTTCAAACAGGCCCTTGCGGAAAGCGGCTACGGCGGCAGCAATGAAGCCGTGTTGGTGCTGGACAAGGACGTGCTGGGAAAGGTCGTGTACCGGCTGAACAAGGCGGAGGGTACGCGCATCGGCGTAAATCTGTCGGAGGTGCAGGGATGAACTACATCAAACTGAACGGCATTTCCTTTGACGCTGACGTGGCCATTTCAAAGTACAATCGAAACTTTAACGTGCTGGACGGCGAAAACGCAGGGCGCGTAATGACGGGACGCATGGTGCGTGACATCATCGGTACATACCTTGGCCACAAGCTGACGGTTTTTCGGCGCGGCGACAACTACAAGGGACTGGACGATTTCTGGGACTACCTGTACAAACACAGCGTGGATGACTTCGTTATGCTGGAAGCGGCAGACGGCCAGACCACCATTGCTTATGAAGCGTATTACACCAGCGCGTCGCAGGACTTGGAGAAGGGCGATGGAGGCGTAAACTATTGGGGCGAGATCGAGGTGAACTTCGTTCCGATGGACGCGCAGCTCCGCCCCTAAGAGGTGGACTATGTCGAAAACGACTATTCTGTACAAGGACATAGCCCCCGGCGCAGCGGATGACGCAACTGTGGTCGCCACCGGCGGCACAGGAGACCTCACCCAAATTCCGCACGGAGCGGCTCCGGGTAAGCTTATTACGCTGGAACGGAGCCGCTGGGTGCTGGACGGCACCTTTGATGGCGTGTACGCGGAGGACAAGGTAGGCTTTTGGTCTACGGAGGTTTCCGGAGACAGCGGAGAGTTTACCAACCCGCCCAAAATCACCATGACGTTTACACAGCAGTATTCCAGCATGGGCATTCAGCTTACTTTTGACGAAGACACAGGAGAGTATTGCAGCGAGGTAGAAATCTCGTGGTATCAGGGCGCGGTGCTGCGGCGGGCGCAGTCGTTCCAGCCTGACAACGCGGTGTATTTCTGCGATTGTCGGGTAGAGAGCTTTGACAAGGTGGAGGTCACGCTGAAAAAGACAGTAGTCCCCCATCGGCGGGCGCGTGTTAATGAGATCGTGCTGGGCGTGGTGCGTAAATTCGGGATGAACGAAATACGCAACGCAGCCATCGTAAACCAGGCGAACGAAGCCGCCGTAGAGCTGCCAGTATCCACGCTAAACTGGACGCTTGACAGCCTGAAAGATGTGGATTACCTGTTCCAGCTGAAACAGCCGGTGGAGGTGTGGAACGACAACCGGCATCTGGGGACATACTACATTAACAACTCGTCACGCACGTCCGCAAACGTGTATGTGATAGAGTGCCAGGACGCGCTTGGAGTGCTTGAATACACGCCGTTCAGCGGAGGCGCATACCTTGATGGAGTGAGCGCAAAAACGCTATTAGAAACGCTTGCAAAGCCCTTTGAGGTGGAGTATGCGAGCGATGTGGAGGACACAACGCTGAAAGGCGTTATCGTTAAGGGCACCAACCGCAGCGCCATCCAGCAGGTCATATTTGCATGGGGCGTGTGTCTGGCAACAGACGGCGGGAACAAGCTTCGGGTATTCAACCAGCCCACAAAGCCTATTCTTATTCCACGCGGGCGGACGTTCGTCGGATCTTCCGTTGCAACCGGCGCGGTGGTCACAAAGGTAAACGTGACGGCGCATAGCTATGTAGAAGCCAGCAACGGCAACGTGACCATCAATGGGGTCAAGTACAAAGACACCCGGACGGTGTACAGTGCCATCAACCCCAACGTGACCGCATCCGACCGTGAGAACGTAAAGGAAGTCACGGCGGCAACTCTTGTATCTGATGAGATTGCACAGGCAGTGGCGGACCGGCTGTACAAGTATTATTCGCTGCGTGACACGAACACGGCGACTGTCGTATACGGTGGCGAGAAGCTGGGCGACTGCGTAAGCATTTACACGCCGTGGGGCCTGCTGACCACAGGCAATCTTCACAAGATGGAGATAAAACTGTCCAACACGGTGGTGTACAACGCGGAAGTCACAGGCGCGTGGATCATCAGCCCGTACTTCTATTACAGCAACGACCTGTTCTCCGGGGAGGTGTAACCGATGGCGGAATATACAGCACAGGTGCCGAAGATAGCGGCGGCTGTACTGCTGCCGAACCCGGCGACCATCAGCGGCAAGGTAAAGCTACAGGTAACGGTAATAGAGGAAACCGTCATCGTGTACCCCAGCTACTACTACAGCGGCGATCTATATGCTGGCGAAAGCTCCCATACGCCGTACCCGCGTGTACCACAACCATATCATTTCTTTTGCGGCGATATTTACGCCGGGGAGGTATAAATGGCAATCAAGACAGTAAAAGCGACAATCAACGGCCAGACATACGACCTGACGCTGAACTCCGCAAGCGGCAAATGGGAAGCGACCATTACCGCTCCGGGGAAAACATCGTACAATCTGGCAGGCGGATATTACAACGTATCCGTCGAAGCAACAAACGAAGCGGGCACAAAGGGCAGCGCGGACGCATCTACCGTAGACGGCCTGAAGCTGGTGGTAAAGGAGACTGTGGCACCTGTTATCACCATCGTGTCCCCCACGTCTGGCGCGTATGTGGCGAACAGCAAACAGCCGGTGGTATTCAACATCACGGATGAAACCGGCGGTTCCGGCGTGGACATCAGCACCTTGGTAGTCAAGCAGGACGGCACGGCTGTAGCGGCGGCGAACATCACGCACACGGCTATTACCAATGGCTACAGCGTGACCTACACGCCGTCTGCGGCACTGAGCGACGGCAGCCACACCGTGACCATCAACTGCAAAGACCACGACGGCAACGCGGCTACGGAAAAGTCCACGACCTACACCGTGGATACTGTTCCTCCGACGCTGAACGTAACATCTCCTGCGGACGGCCTTATTACGGCGGCTTCTTCTGTCACTGTGGCCGGTACTACCAACGATGCAACGTCCTCTCCCGTGGTCATTACCATCTCCCTGAACGGAACGGATCAGGGGACAATCCCTGTGGGCACCGGCGGCACCTTCTCCAAAGTGGTTACGCTGAAAGAGGGCAGCAACACCATCATCGTCAAGGCAAAAGACGCGGCAGGGAAGGAAAGCTCCGTCATCCGGACAGTCACGCTGGACACGTCTGTGCCGAAGATCAAAGCGGCGACCATTACGCCTAACCCGGTCGACACCGGTAAGACGATGGTCATTAGTGTTACCATTGAGTGAGAGGTGATAGCTTGAGCAGAGATATTCGCGTATCGCTCCCCGCCGCCATCGTCTACGTGTCTGGTTCGGTCAACGGCAAGGATTACGTGTGGACGCTGGACGGCGAAGCGTGGAAAGCCACGGTAGACCGTGCTTCGGATGAAAAGTACGCCGTATCTTTGACGGCTATCAACGCGGCGGGCACAAGCGCCAGTTACCAGTTTACCCTTAACTACGGTATGCTGTCCCTTATTACGGACAGAACGCAAGCAGACGTGGATGGCGTGATAGCCGCGCTCAGTCGAATAGAGGCTGGGCGCGGTACCCCGGCGGACGTGCTTCTTCTAAGCGACAACAAGGGGTCTTACAACTACACTGACCTGAACCGCGTTGCGGGAGCTGTGCTGTATGTGGCGGAGGAATTGGAAGCGAATGGTTACAGCGTGACGGTAACGGCAAAGCAAGGGTGGACGGAAACGGACATTCCCACGCAGGCGGACATTGACCAGTACCTCGCAGACATCGCAGAAATACGCAATGCGCTGCCTGTGCCGGCCAATACCCCAAAGGTACCGACAATGCCGCTGGACTATCGAAAGGCCAACGACATTGAAAGCATCCTTGTACTGGTAGACAAGCTTGTGCAGAACATAGCCAAGTCATGGTTTTACTCGGGAGACTTGTACTCCAACGAAATCAAATAATAAACGTTACTCCCGGCCAATTGGGGCACGGGAAAGGGCAATAGGAGCCGACTATGGGAACGTAGTCGGCTCCATCTTTTTTGGAAAGGAGCAGATATGCAGGACAGAATTTCCCTTTATCCTGGCCGCGTCAAGCTCACGCCTGTTTCCGGGCAGGACAACGTGTACGACATGACCCGGCAGGACAACCCCACCACGGAGGGCACACCGCTGAACAAGTCCACGCTGCTGACGGACGAGGTGGCTGAAACGCTTGGGCTTGACCCGGCAACGGCTACGCCCTCTCAGGCCATTAACGCCGTGGCGGGCAAGGCAACGGACAAGAAGCTATCGCTGACGCTGGCGGCGGCAAACTGGGCAGGGAGCGCAAGCACCTACACCCAGGGCGTGACCATCACAGGCGGAACGGCTACCAGTCAGGCGGACATTCAGGCAGACGCAACGGCGATACAGCAGATGCTGGACGACGGCACCAACGCTATCTATATCGCCAACAACAACGGGACATTCACCGCCTACGCTGTGGGCGAAAAGCCCACCGCTGACCTGATCGTTCAGGTGACGGTGTACGACGTGAAGGAGGTAAGTTAACGATGGTTATTATCGGTAAATCGCAAATTGCGGGGGGGGGGTACTGCTAAACGATTAGAGTTTGAGTACACCGGTGACTACGTGACGCGCAGTGACGGTGTTATTGAACTCCGCAGTAGCGGCACATTTACATCTCTTAAGGACCAACCTGTAGATGTATTTCTTGTTGGCGGCGGAGGTGCAGGCAGAGCGTCTGACGTCAGAGGGTCTGCCGGAGGCGGGGGCGGATTTACTTTAACGGATGAGCTTTTTCTGTGGGAAGAAACTACTTATGCAGTCACTATTGGCGCGGGAGGCGCAGACATCGGGGCATCTCCCTCCGTAGAATATGCGCCGTCTGGCGGTAATACAACGTTTGGGAACTTAGTGGTAAACGGAGGACAAGGCGGCCGGATACAGTATCGCAACGGTGGGACAAGGTCGGATGGAGGAAATGGGGGCTCTGGCGGAGGTGCATCTGCCAAAGGTGGCACCAATGGGGAAAATGGAAATCGTGGGCAAGATCAAGACGCAATCGCCGGGACAGGGCAAGGTACCACGACCCGCGAATTTGGCGAATTGGCTGGGAAACTGTATGCCGGTGGAGGAACAGCCACGTGGAATGGTGGAACTTCAAGCGGTGTAGACGGTGGCGGCGGTGCATCAAACTCTGCTGGGCAAGCAAATACCGGCGGCGGTGGTGGTGCTACTGGTGGCACTTCGCGCGCTTCTTTTGCTGGTGGCTCTGGCATCGTGTGCATAAGGCTACACACAAAATAAACACGGCCTCCGTTTCGGAGGTCGGGACGAAGAAACGGAGGTTTATATGAGCAATATTGTCGGTAAACCGCTTATAGCGGGGGGGGTATTGGTAAAGGGTTAGAGTTCACCTATACCGGTGACTACACAGAACGTGAGGACGGCGTTGTGGAGCTTCGAAGCTCGGGCACCATCACGTTTCCGAAAACGCAGAGAATAGACATTTTCTGCGTTGGCGGCGGCGGCGCAGGAGGCACACAATACTACAACTATTCTGTGGGCTGCGGCGGCGGTGCTGGTGGATTTACCAAGACGGCAAAGCGGCAGACGGTATCGGGCACCTATACGGTGACGATAGGAAGCGGCGGCGCGGTCACGGGGACAGGCTACCAGTCGGGAAGCGGAAGCGCATCTTCGTTTGGGGACATTGTGTCGGCAAACGGCGGAGGCGGCGGAAACTCCGAAAGCCAAGATTACGGAACCGATGGAGGTAACGGCGGCTCCGGTGGTGGTGCAGGAGGAAAGACAACTTCCGGTGTAGGTGGTTCTGACGGAAGCGCGGGTGGAAACTCGGAGAGCCAGTATGCAACAGGCGGTACTGGACAGGGGACGACCACAAGGGAGTTCGGGGAAAGTGCCGGTAAACTGTACGCCGGAGGTGGCGGTGGCGGTATTCAGTCTACACAGCGGGTCGCTGGCGGCGAGGGCGGCGGTGGCACCGGGGCTGGCATTGGCATAGCCGGTTCAGCAAAAGCAGATGCAGGAACAGCAAACACCGGTGGCGGCGGTGGCGGAGGACTTGGGAGTCCCTCCGGCTACGCTGGTAACGGTGGCTCCGGCATTGTGTGCATAAGAGTAAGTACAGATTAAGTGTGGGCACGACCCTCCCGACGGGCGCGCCCGGAAGGAGGCAATATGAGCGCAATTACAGGCAGAGCGGTGACAACAGGGGGAGGCGGAATTGCCAATCGGCTGGATTTCACCTACACGGGCGGTACATTCAATGAGCGTACCGCAGACGGTGTAGTGGAGTTTTTGGAAACCGGTATCCTTACGATGAAAAAGGATACGTATGTGGATGTATTCATGGTTGGCGGTGGTGCCGGTGGTGTGACTGTTGCATTATCCAACAGCGGCGGAACCGGTGGAAGCGGTGGATGCACAAGAACTATCGTAAACGCTTTGCTGCGAAAAGGGGTGGAATACCAAGTTGTTATTGGTGCCGGGGGCACCGGAGGCGGCAACTCCGGCGGTGAGACTTCGGCTTTTGGCTATACGGTTTCAGGTGGAACTGTTGCCGCCGGGGGTTCTGGAGGCGGAAAAGGAGGCGTCGCCGCAACCGGGCAGGTGAACGCCGGAGATGGCGGGTCAAACGGATCGGATGGTGGGAGTGTCGGATCTCCGACAACCGGAATCCCCGGAAAAGGACAAGGCGCTACCACGCGAGAATTTGGCGAAGCAACCGGTAAGCTGTATGCCGGTGGCGGTGGCGGAGGCTCGGGAAAATACGGAGACATTGGAACTTCGGGAGCTGGTGGTGAAGGGGGCGGCGCAAAAGGTAATTCTACAACTGACGCTACGGCCAATACCGGAGGCGGAGGAGGTGGCGGGAAAGGATATTATGATAGTTCCAGTCCCGGCGGGAAAGGAACTGCAGGCGGCTCAGGTATCGTGTGTATCCGCCTGCACCAAGACGACCCCACTGAGAACGTGCTGAGTGGAACGTGGAAGTTTAATGACACACTTACCATGCCAAGCGCTTTGTTTACAGAAAACTTCGATTATGACGGGACAGTTGCCTATGCTGGCTCCAGTCTTTATGGCGTGATGGGTGTGCAAGAACTTTCTTCCAATAAAGATCTGTGCTTTGGGCATAACCCCGGCGACTTGTCGGCAAATTATGTACAAGTATATAGGTTTACCAACAACACATGGCTACAAGCAACAGCAAAAACCATAAAATTCTGGAACCGCTATCAGGTAGTTTCCCCGGAGTTCTACGCATGGTTCACCGCAAACGCCACCAAGATTTCGGATTAAGGAGCGTGATTAAGTGAGATACGCATTGGTTGAAAACGGTGTTGTTACAAACATCATCGAAATGGACAAGCGGAACGAGCAGTTCTTCCCCTCCGCCGTGTACACCGGTGACAGGCCGGTGGGCATGGGCGACACGTACACGGAGGGCAAGTTCTACCGTGACGGCAAAGAGGTGCTGACGGCACTGGAGGAAGCCAACAACGAGATAGACAGCCTGACGCAGCAGCTGGGCGAGGCTGTGGAAACCATCTATCAGGCGGATATGGAGGTTATCGGATGAGCATGATTATCGGTAAAGCGTTAATTGCGGGGGGGGGGTACTGCTAAACGGTTAGAGTTTGAGTACACCGGAACGTACAACGAACGGCTGGATGACGGGGTTGTGGAGCTGCTGACAAGTGGTGTGCTGAAGGTCACTAAGGACACGTATATCGATGCGTTCCTTGTGGGAGGCGGAGGCGCCGGGTCTGGAGCCAGTGATGGATTTAATTCAAGTTATAATGGCGGTGGAGGTGGAGCTGGTGGCTTTACAAAGACCATCACAAAAGCGCTGCTTCAAGCAAATGTCGAGTATTCCGTTGTAATCGGTGCGGGCGGAATTGCATTATCCGGAAAAAACGCCTATGGAAAAGTTGGCCCCGCTGGAGGGAATACAGTTGCTTTTGGTTATACAGCAGAGGGCGGAAAATCTGCGTCCTCCAGGCTAAACGGGGGTAACGGCGGTTCTGGTGGAGGCGTAGCTGGCACCAAAGGCTCTACTTCTACAGACTCCGAACCCGGCGACGGAGCCAGTGACGGGAATAACGCGCTTACAATCGGTTCGAGGAATGGCGGTACCGGTCAGGGCACAACTACTCGTGAGTTCGGGGAAGCAACCGGCAAACTGTACGCCGGTGGCGGCGCAGGGTCAAGGGGTTCCAACTCTTCAACCCACGCCTCTGGCGGTGAAGGGGGAGGGGGAACACAGGGTATATCTGGCAAAGCTAACACTGGTAGCGGTGGTGGTGGTGGGACGATAGCAGTTTCGAATAATGAATATGTGTCTTACCCCGGCTCCGGCGGCTCGGGCATCGTGTGCATCCGGCTGCACAAGGAAGCGTAACAACAAACTGAAAGGAGAACGACTATGTACAACATTATGACGAAGCTCATCAACAAGCGGTTCTACAAGACCCGTGAGGAGGCGCAGCAGAAGTGCGACGTGTTTTACGCCGTGGGGCGCATCACGGACGAGCAGTACACGGACCTGTGTGCGCTGATCGAGAGCGTGTACGCAGAATAAGGGGCGGGGAGAATTACTCCCCCCGCCGGATGTAGGCTTCCTCGGCATCGAGCTGTGCCTGTTTGAGCGCGGCAACGGCCTTTTCAAGCTGGGCAATGGCGTCGGTGACGGCGTTAAACAGGGTGAAATACTCGGGCATGGGAACACCTCCTTTCTGCAAGCAGGATAGCACAGGTGGCGTGTCAGAAACGGTCGAAGGGTGTCGAGGGTGCAAAAATAATTTGAGAGGAGAACGCGGCGAATGGAACCGTGGGTACAGGGAGTGCTTTTGCCCATCGTGTTGGCTATGCTGGCAAGTAACGGGCTGTGGGCGCTGATAGGGAAGCGGCGGGAAAAAAACAATGTGGAACGGAAGATGCTGGTGGGTCTGGCGCATGACCGCATCATCCATCTGGGCATGGTGTACGTGACGAGAGGGTACATCACGCAGGACGAGTACGAAAACCTCAATGACTATCTGTATCAGCCGTATGAAAAGATGGGCGGCAACGGCAGCGCAAAACGGGTCATGGAGGAAGTAAGGAAGCTGCCCATCAAGCGAGAGGCGTAAAGCCGGAAAGGAAGAATTATGAAACTGAGCAATCGTATGTATGACATCATCAAGTGGTGCGTTATCATCGTGCTGCCCGCTATTGCGGCGCTGTACTCCGGTTTGGCCGGTATCTGGGGCTGGCCGTATGCGGAGCAGATCGTGAGCACCATCTCCTGCATCACCGTTTTCCTCGGTGCTGTGCTGGGCATTTCCAGCGCCAGCTATAAGAAGGAGAAGGACCTGGGGGAAGCAGCATGAACGGCGCCAGTAAGGTCATCAAGATAGCCCGGGAGGAGCTGGGCTATCTTGAGAAGGCTTCCAACGACACGCCGGAGACACACTATCTCGACAGCAAGACCGCCAACGCCGGGGACAAGAACTTCACGAAGTACGCACGGGACATTGACGCCATCCCCCATTTCTATAACGGGAAAAAGCAGGGATACCCGTGGTGCACCACGTTCGTGGCGTGGGTGAACGTGCAGGCGTTCGGCGTAGCAAAGGCGAAGCGGCTGCAGAACCTGCCGGACGACAGTCTGGGCGCGGGCGTGTACTACCTGAAGCGGTACTTCAAGGCAGCGGGACAGCTGGGCAGCACCCCCAAGGTGGGGGCACAGGTATTCTTTGGCGACGATCACACGGGCATCGTGACGGAGATCGTGGGCAAGGGCTTCCGCACTATCGAGGGCAACACCAGCCCGCAGAGCGGCGTGGTGATCAACGGCGGCGGCGTGTACGAGAAGGAGTACGCCAGCGTGAAGTCCTCGTACACCTTCGGCTACCCGGATTATCAGGAAAGCGACGAGGACGCGCCTGCGGAGAAGCCGAAGATCTATCTGTCCCCGGCGTACCACCAGGCCAACCAGTGCTGCTATAAGCGTCCCGATGGCCAGCAGTGCTATGAAACCCTCGAGAACAACGAGTTTCTGGACATTTTGCAGCCCATGTTGGAGCGTTGCGGCTTTGACATCATGCGCGGCCCACGCCGGACGCCCATGAGCGACGAGTATGGCCCGGACTATATGTACCGCGCCATCAAGGAGAGCAACAAGTGGGGCGCAAAGGTGCACTATGTGTCCCACACCAACGGCAGCACCAACGGCCCCACCGGGTACGGCACGGTAAAGGGATTTTTGTCCATGTACCACCCCAGCAGCGCCAACGGGAAGAAGCTGGCGGAGCTGATGGTGAAGTACCGCAAGGCCATATACCCCCACGGCTGCCGGACCGCGACGCGGAGCGACCTGCACGAGCTGGACGACACGAATGCCTACGCCGTGTACCAGGAGCACGTGTACCACGACAACCCGGAGGACGCGGCGTGGTTCCATGAGCACATGGAGGATTGCGCCGTGGCGGACTGCAAGGCGCTGTGCGAGTTCTGCGGGCTGGAATATGTGGAGCCGGAGAAGCCGCAGGAGCCGGAACAGCCGGAGACACCGGAACAGCCGGCCGTGACCGAAACGTACACCGTGAAGGTGACGCGGAGCGCAGACGGGAAAAGCGGAACGTGGAAGATCGTGAAGTAAAACAAATCTGCTGGGCGGGAAAGAGCTACGACAAGCCGCCTCTTTCCCCGGCGTAAAGTCCCGCAAGCTCACGGCTAAAACCGTGTTATGGACAGCTACCACAAGCAGATACGGCGCAGATTGCAGAGCATGGCACCAAAGCGGGCTATTGCGTATGTTATGAGCGCCCAGCTACCGCCTGACGAAGCGGTGTGCGTTATTGAATGTGACGTGAAGCGGAAGAGCTATTGTGAAACGGCGTTACTGCTGAACGTGTCACCGGAAACGGTGAAGCGGTGCCGCAGGAGAGCGTATCAGAAATTTGCAGACGAAGAAAGAAGCCGCACCTAAAAAGGTGCGGCTTCTTTGTTTGTGCCCGGTAGGGGGGAACCGGGCGTAAAAAAAGGGAAAGATGCCAGCCGGGAGTATTCCGGGGTGGCTGATTTTATTATACATCGGTTCTGCGGTATTGTACAAGTAAATAATTCGCAAATTAACGGCCTTTTTCTGACCTTTAACTGCCCCTTTGCGGGGGCAGTTTTTTGTTACGCTTATTGCAAGAAACGGAGGTGCTTGCATGGTCGAAAAGTTGGTGTCGTTGGGATTTACACAGCAGATGGCGGAGGACATCATTTGGGCGTATCAGGATGACCTCCCGGGGCTGAAAGCTTATGTGCAGGTGATAGAAATGGTGTCGGCGCATGTATAGCTACTTCAACGAAAACCCACACGGGAAAAATGTTGGAGACTGCACTGTTCGGGCTATTTCAAAAGCCACCGGGAAAGAGTGGGGCGAAACGTACCTTGCTATGGCAGTGCAGGGGTATTTGGAAGGGGATATGCCGTCTGCCAACGCGGTGTGGGGTGCGTATCTTCGGCGAATAGGCTACAGGCGGTACATGGTGCCGGATACTTGCCCGGATTGCTACACAGTCGGTAGGTTTGCCGACGAACACCCGGGGGGAACGTTTATCCTTGCGCTATCCGGGCACGTCGTGTGTGTGCAGGACGGCGTGATCTATGACAGCTGGAACAGCGAAAACGAAATTGTTTTGTATTACTGGCAAAAAGAAAGTGAGGCGTAACTATGGCATTTAACCCGTATTTCAACCCTTATTACCCGCAGCCAATGCAGGACAACCTTGCCCAGCTTCGGCAGCAGCAGATGCAGACCATGCCGCCGCAGATACCGCAAATTCCACCCATGCAGAACCCGGTGGCGCAGGGCGGCGTACAGTGGGTAGCTGGTAGGCCGGAGGCGGAGAATTGGCTGATTGCTCCCAACTCCGCCATTGCGCTGTGGGACAGCACGGCTCCCGTGGTGTACTTAAAACAGGCCGATGCAAGCGGCAAGCCGACCCTTAAGACGTATGACCTTGTAGAACGCCTTGCAAGCGCTCCTGATGCGCAGAAAGCGCCCGCCCCGGAATATGTGACCCGTAAGGAGTTCGACGCGCTGGCGGCGCTTGTGGGCGAAATAAAGGGCAAGAAGAAGCGCAAGGTTGAGGAGGACGAAGACGATGAGTAACAACCCGTTTTTTAATGCGCTGGGCGGCGGACAGATGCCGGGGTCGATGAGCGGCTTTCCCCAGCTATTGCAGCAGTTCAAGCAGTTCAAGGCAAGTTTTAAAGGCGACCCAAAAGCGGAAGTGGAGAAGATGCTGCAAAGCGGCAAAATCTCACAAGACCAGCTGAACAAGATACAGTCAATGGCAAACCAATTTCAGGGGCTTTTCAAGTAATCAAAATCGTGGCCACGGTTTGATATAAATATTTTTTCAAAAGGAGTGATACTATGTCTCTTTCCTCTGACGGCACCATGCTGACTATGCCTGTGGCTCCTGCCAACACCGGAAACGGTAACGGCTTCGGCTGGGGCGGCGATGGCGCATGGTGGATCGTGCTGTTCCTCATTTTCGCTGCGTTCGGCGGCTGGGGTAACGGCTTTGGTTTCGGTGGCAACGGCAACGGCGTGATGGACGGTTATGTTCTGACCTCTGACTTTGCCAATGTCGAGCGCAAGATCGACAGCGTAAATCAGGGCCTTTGCGACGGATTTTACCAGCAGGCGCAGCTTGTCAACGGCACCAACATGGCGATGGCAAACGGCTTTGCACAGGCCGAGCTTTCCCGCAGCAACCAGCAGGCGGCGCTGATGCAGCAGCTCACCGCCATGCAGATGCAGAACCAGGAGTGCTGCTGCGAGAACCGGGCAGCTATTGCCCAGGTGCGGTACGACATGGCGACGCAGGCGTGCGATACCCGCAACACGGTCAACACCGCTGCACGTGACATCATCGACAACCAGAACCAGAATAGCCGCGCTATCCTTGACTTCCTGACGCAGAACAAGATGCGCGATCTGGAAAGTGCCAATCAGGAGCTGCGCCTTGCCGCATCTCAGGCTGCGCAGAACAACTACCTGATCTCCCAGCTGCGCCCTTGCCCCACCCCAGCTTACATCACTTGTAATCCTTGGGCGGGCAGCGGCTATGGCGGGTGCGGAACCGGCTGCGGCTGCTGACAACTGCATAGCACCAGCTGTTCGGGATTTCCGAACTGTTCAGCCCCGTGCTGATACTGACACCAACGCGGCGGGGCAATAGCTCCGCCGCTTATTTTAACTGAGAAAGGAATGATTTTAATGGCAGAATTTACTTCTGCGGCAATTCAGACCGTTGCTGCTGGGCAGAACGTTCCCCTGACGGAAACTGCGGTCAACAACAAGCCGTGCATCGTGCATCGAGCCGGAGCAGGCATCGTAACTTTGCGCGGGTTGACAAACCAGTGCAAGGCACGTTTTCGCGTGGCTTTTGGCGGCAACATCGCTATCCCTACCGGTGGCACGGTGGAAGCTATTACCGCCGCGCTGGCTATCAACGGTGAACCGCTGACCAGCGCCGTGGCAATCGTTACCCCCGCCGCCGTGGGAAACTATTTCAACATTTATGTCAGCGCCATTGTGGAGGTGCCGAAGGGCTGCTGCCTGACTGTGGCTATGGAGAACACCAGCACACAGGCAATCAATTTTGCAAACTCCAACTTGACCGTTGACCGCGTAAGCTGAAAGGAGTAAACTATGAGTATGAAAGCAATGTACGATTTGCGCGATATGCTTTGCAAGGAGCTTGACGAGATCGCCCACAAAGGAGAGCTGGGCGCTGGGGATCTGGACATCGCGCATAAGCTGGTAAGCACCATCAAGAACATCGACAAGATCGATCTGATGGAAGATGAAGGGTACAGCCGTGACGGCGACTATTCCCAGCGGCGTTACTCCCGCGACGGCGACTATTCCCAGCGCAGGTATTCCCGCGACAGCTACGGCGGCGGCAGCTCCTACGCACGGCGTGGCACCCATTATGTGCGCGGCCATTATAGCCGCGACGGCGCAAAGGATGACATGAAGCGCCAGCTGCAAGAGATGCTGGACAATGCGGATGATGATACCATCCGCAACGCCATTCAGCGGTGTATGGATGCCGTGGAGGGCTGAGAGGGGGTAGTTCCCCTTGATCGACGAAAAGGAACTTAAAGCCTGGATAGCCAGACTGGAAACGGAACAGTCAAGCTGGCCGAACTACGAGAAGTTGGCCGCGCTGTACATTATACAAAACCAGCACGAAGGGCAGAGAAACCCTGCACCGGTTGCTATGTATTCCAGCGCACCGGCTCCTGATGTGGTAGACGGTGACAGTGACTTTATGCAAGCAGTATCATCCCGCGCGCCGGAACAGGCGTGGGCCATAGTGGACGAGTTGATGGATGCGCTGAAAGTAACCAACGCGCGAATGTATGATAACGTGATGCGAAAGATGCGAGGATAAAGTATCCCCCGCCTGTTTTGGCGGGGGATATTCTTGTGTACTTAGTTTACTGTAACCTAAAGGGTTATATAAACTAAGTACTTACAGAAAGTCAAATTCAATCCGGCGGTCTTTGTATAGCCGGATTTCTTTTATTTTGAGCTTCCAAAATGCTTGTTTATTTTCTTTGTTAAGTTGTTTGTATATTTCTTGCCATCCTGCGGAAAATAAGGTTGCAATTTCTTCTGGTGCGCGGCTTTGTGATTTTACCTGTGTAAGCTCATCCATTTGTGATGTCAGTTCTGCATACTTTTTTGAGTAGTCCGCCTTTGAAATCATGTCGTCTATATATAACTCTGACAACTTGGATAGTTTTTTTTGTAAAGCCTTTAATTGCACATCTTGGTTTGCTTTGGGTTCTTGCCGCGGCTTGGCTTGCAATTTTATCTGTATCTGTTCGTCTATTGTCGACAGAAGATAATCTTCGATTTTCCATTCGACAGTAAAATTACCGTTGTTGCAGCCTTTTCTCTGGGCAGACCCTTGACAATAGTAAGAGTAAGAACACGCCCCGCTTGGCCGTGGAGACGGATGCCCTGTCATTCTGCGTCCGCATTCCCCGCAGACTATTAGCCCCGAGAAAATATACGTTCGATTGTAAGGGGATTTCCGTGTCACCCTGGTGCGCAAGCCTTGCACACGCTGAAATTCCTGCGGTGTTAAATACGGGGGCAATTTTATCCCGTGCCAGTCTCCCATGTATCCTGTGTTGTCCAACATTTGGCTGGCCGTTTGGTATTTAAGTTTTAATTCCGGTACTGCGTCCATCGCTTTTGTTATGGATCCGGTTTCCAAAAATGTAGAAAAATATCTCCGTATAACCGGCTCCGCTTCTTTGTCTATAACAGCAAATTTCCCTTCGATTTTGTAGCCTTTCGGCAGATGACCGGTGCAAACCTCATTTCGATCTTTTTTTGCATCAAGCACTTTTTTTATGCGTTCACTTGCGCGGTCAGCTTCGTCCTGTGCTACGGCAAGCATGATGTTGATCTTCAACCGTCCTGCGGCTGTAGACGTGTCGTAGTCCTCATAAATCGTTTTCCACGACACGTTGTGGGCTTCAAGGATTTCTTGCACCTTGTAATATTCACCGATGTTACGGAACCACCTGTCCAATTTTGTGACAAGAATAATGTCTACCTCATCACGCTTTACGGCTTCCAGCAGTTGAAGCATGGCGGGACGCTTTTCAATCTTCTTTCTGGCGGAAAACCCGGCATCCGGGAAAACGCCTACCACCTTCATATTGTTGGCTTTGGCGTATTCTTCGAGGTCGTTTTGCTGATCGTGGATAGACAGGCCGAACTTTGCCTGTTCTTCTGTGGACACACGCGGGTATAATGCTGCCCGCAATACTACACTCATTGTTCATCTCCTCCCTTATCTGGCGACAATGTATACTTTTTTGCATAGCGAAAATACATCATCAAAATAGCGGCAAAAAAGCCAATACCGACCGCAAGCAGCAAAAAGACAATCCACGCGAATATACTGGCCTCTCCGCCCTGAATAAGCCCCTGGTGGGGGATACGGTAGTCAAAAAAGATATATCCCACGATAACAGCCATAAATATGGCGCACAAAAGCGTGAGGCCATAAATAGCAAATTTTGTGTCCCGCGATTTCTTGCGGTGGTAGTTAATGGTTTTTGCCATCTGCTCCATGCCGCCCTCAAGATGGGCTATCTGCACATTGGCATCATGCAGCTGCTTTTGGTGCGCCAGCTTTTCGTTGGCTTGTGCTAACTCATCTTCCGTTGTCACTTCTTTTTCAATCCCGAAATATTCATCCATTGAAACGCCAAGAGCGGCACAAATTAAACCCATTTTGTACACGCTCGGCTCCTTTGATGACGCGGAGAAAAAATTGCTTATGGTTGATGCTGAAATGTCCGTCATGTCGGACAAATCTTGTATAGTTAAATTCTGTCGGTCTTTTGCATCTTTGCACAAATCCTGTAATGTTTTTACCATTTTCCCCTTTTACTCCTTTTTCGGGCAGGAGAATTCCAATTCTGGTTTGCCGCAAACGGTAATTATCCGAATTTGGTATTGCCCTGCCAAACCCTGATTTGTTAGTGTGAACGTGCAGCCGGAAAGCCGGGAGGCCACCGGCGAGAATAGCCCCGCTGTCCGTTGCGGGAGCAGCGGGGCTATTTAACAAAGGCCCACATATAAACACTTCCCCCTGAAATATTTTTTAATTTGTTGCCCATTTGTGGGCAACAAACAGATTGTGCGTAACTACAAGTGTACTAACTTAGTTGTACACCGAGAAAATAATATGTCAAATTGAGAAAGGGGAGAGAAATGAGTTATTGTACAAATGCCAACGTCTGGGGTATAATAAAAACAGATGCATTGGCGCAATGTGATATTGAAACGTTGCGGAGAATAGCCCTTAAAAAAATCGACCAGCTTTCCGATGAGGACTGCGCTGATATTATGAGTACGTTAAAAGAAAGAGGTGTGCTATGAGCAAAGACTACGAGATTTACATTGATAGGCTGGCTGAAAACAGCATTATCATGAAAGGCCAGATCAACGATGTTGTGTTTGGCCTAAAGGGAATTACAGACAAACTTGATACGCTGATCGCGCTCAAGCAAGTTGAATTATCACTCCTGCAACAGCAGCGATTGCCGCAACAGCCGAAAGAACAGTTGTAATAATAAACCGTGTTTTCTCGCGGCGTTCCTTGTCGGCTTTTTCTTTGCGCTCTTGTTCCTTGTCTTTCCGTTCCGCTTCTGTTCGCAGCCAGTCTTGCGGATCGGTAGGATATAGTGTAGGCATTACTCCAACTCCTGTAGTTTCTTCGTGGCTTCGTTGATAAGAGCCAACAACGCCGCACGGTCATTTGTAGTTTTAATAAAGTTTGATGCAGCTTCTTTTGAGCCCTCGCCCTTTGCGGCGGGGGCTTTTTTTGCGCTCTGCATTTCCTCCAGCAGCTTCCGCACCAGCGCAATATCTTCTTGGCACTTTGCTGTTTCTTCTGCTGTCTCACCTTCGGTCGGCAAAATTTCTTCCGGGGTGGTGTGGAGTAGGAGACACATTTGGGCGGCTTCTTCCGGCGAAGGAAGATTACGCCCTCTTGCCACTTCGCTCAACCAACGGCTGTGCTTTCCAACCTTTCTTGCAAAGGCGGCTTTATTCCATTCGTTAGCTTCTGCCAAAAAAATAATTTTATCTGTATTAACGTTAACGGTTTTTCTTTTTGCCATTGTTTTTACCCTTTACTTGTGCCATCCGTGATCTATACAGTATTGCGCGACAGAAGTTACTTTTTCTTCAAAAACCAATTTTTTAGTAGATGGCATTTTCTTTTTCCTTGGTTTTGGCGCTTCCTTTTTTGACAACTCTTTTATTTTTTGGGCACAAAAAACATTATTTGGCTCAGCACGTTTTTGGGCCTTTTTCATCCACACAACAGCTTTGTCGTATTCGTGTTCTTGCTCGTACAAAGCGGAAAGCGTTAAATACATAGCAAAAGAACTGATAGACGCAAATTTGTCCAAAACATAAAACGGTACACTATTTATGCTTTTTTCATAAAATTTTATAGCTTCTTTTCTGTAGTCTGCGCCTTTTTGAGAATATGCAAACGCCACTGAAATTTGATCTATTGGTAATTCAGAATTTTTATAAAGCAGTATTGCCGCTTCAAACAGAATATATCTTGGTTTATATTTTATCGTGTAGCTTTCATTAACAAGCCCTGGTGCCCAAAATTCTTTAGGGTACTTTTTTTGTGTCGTATACAATACATCCCGAATAATTGTAGCTTCGTGCTTTGAAAAATTGTCCATATCATATTTATGGGTTTGGTCAATTACACTTTGCGAAGCGTCCTGATCATAGTATTCTGGATAATATAAAAATGGATTGTCTGGGCCTTTTGGCTTTGAAAAAAGAAGGTCTAAATCAAATATCACAATTTGAAGCTCCTAAAATTGTGCAATGTAACAAAACTTACAAAATGGTCGTTGTTAGGTTGACAACGACCATTTTGGTCGTTATAATACTCTCAAGGGCTTAAACAGGGCAACAAAAAACCACACCCCCATCGCGCTCCATTGCTTTGCGGGCTTATAACCGATATTTTGTTGGCTGTCACCTACATAATAGCGGGTGGTTAAGCGTTTGTCAAGTTAAAGTTCTTAATATTGATAAGGAGGGATGAACGCTTGACGTTAAAGGAACTCAGGCTTGCGGCTGGATTGCAGCAGGCCGATGTCGCAAAGAAGCTGAACGTCACTATTACGGCTGTTTCTAATTGGGAGCTTGGTAAGAACGCAATCTTGCGGAAGTACCACAAGAAGCTGGCGAAGCTGTACGGCGTGAAGGTGGAGGAGCTGATGGGGACGATGCCGCAGGGGTAAGAAAAAGCCCCGCCCAGTGGTTGCGGCACTGGACAGGGCGTCTCCGAAACATCTACCAAAATGTTCTGCGGATAGTATACCACGACCGCAGAGGAAAGGCAAGAGATTATGACGTGTGCAGAAATTGCCGTGATGTTATGGGCACGGCAGAACGGAATGGAAATTATCGAGGTCGAGTACATTCGACAGGAGGAAACGACATGAGTTGGTTTGCATGGGCGCTGGCGTTTATCGGCGCGGCGTGGATAAGCTGGGCTATCGTCAAGGGCGTGGAGGCGCTGGGGCGATGAGAGAGCGGAACAGGCGGGCGCGGGAATACTCCCGGCTATGCCGCACCAGACGATGGTGCAGGCGTATGTGGGTAGTGGCAATCGTCCTGTGGGTGATGCTGCTGGTGCTGGTAGCGTGGTGCCTGACGCTGCCGCCGGTGCAGGAGGACGTGGTGCAGTCGCCGCCCACGGCAGAGATCGTGGAGTTGGAGCCGGAGAACCTGCTGGTATGCGACATCACCGGTTATTGCGCGTGCTGTACGCCCTACGCCCACATGAACCAGCGGGACGGCAAGGTGCTGACGGCATCCGGCCTGTGGGTGGACATTGGCGAGGCCGTGGCGGTAGACCCGGACGTTATCCCGCTGGGCAGCACCGTGACGCTGGGCGGCAAGACTTACATAGCAGCCGATACTGGTGTGTACGGCTACACGGTGGACGTGCTGATGAGCCACGAGGACGCGGCGCAGGCCGGTGTGGTGAAAGCGCTGGTGAAGTGGGAATGATCGGGCTGGTGAACCGGACGGCTCCGCCCTGCAAGGGCTGCCAGCGCAGACACGAAAGGTGCCACGGGGAGTGCGAGGACTATAAAGCGTTCCGGCGGGACGTTGAGGCCAACAAGGCGAAACGGTACGCATCGTACAGCGAGGCCGATTTTTACAGCATGAACAGCGCAAGGCGCGAGAACGCCAAAAAGGCGATAAGAAAGAGGGATGGAAGATGAAGGTCTATAAGGCAACAGACAAGGACATGAAGTGCCGTGGATTCCAGTATACGCTTGGCAAGACGGCGGAGGTCGATGGCGACATTGAACTATGCGAGAGAGGGCTTCATGCCTGTGAGATGCCGCTGGATGTGCTGGGCTATTACGTGCCCGGTGATGGCTCCCGGTATTTTGAAGCGGAGCTGGATGAGGTCAGTAACAAGAAAAGCGACGATACGAAACGCGTCGGCAAGAAACTGACATTAAGCGCGGAGATCGGTATTCCGGGGCTTGTCAAGGCCCAGGTGGAGTACGTCAAGGCGCAGTGCGACTTTGACAACGCCATCAAAAAGGCAGACGCTGAAAAGAAAAACCACGCCACCGGCGATAGTGGCGCAGCATCCGCCACCGGCGAGAGGGGCGCAGCATCCGCCACCGGCTGGAGTGGCGCAGCATCTGCCACCGGCTGGAGTGGCGCAGCATATGCCACCGGCGAGAGGGGCGCAGCATCCGCCACCGGCGAG